TGATTTATGAGTTCTTTTACATTTATAATAATTACTATCAGTTCCTTCTACTCTATCCTCATTCCATGTAGTACCATCTTGTGACAAAGCTATTTGTGGCTGAACACCTACTCCAGAAATAATTTCACCATCAAAATCAGAAATTGCGTCAAAGTCCCAAACATCATCAAAAAGATTAGCTGAATCTATTCCTACGAAAGTCAACTCTACACTACATCTTGTATCATATACTTCAGTAAAAGAAAGTGTAGTCAAAGACTCATAATATCCTGTGTAAACAATACTAGAAGTTATTCCTGATATTGCATAAAAAGAATCAAGAGTATCAAAGTCCTGAACAGTGTCCAAACTAAGAACATCATTTAATAAATTTTCTACATAAACATAAGCAGAACTACTAAGATATACTCCTCCTGAAGAACCAATTGTACTTAATGTTATGCCGTTGAATTCATCTACAGATTCGTCAACAGTTTCTAATAATTTCCAGTTTAAAATACTAGGAATTGTTGTTATTAAAGAAGCCGCAGTATCACTTTCATTGTTAGAAGTATCTATTGCTTTCACAAAATAAATACCATCTTGTGCTGCTGGTAGTGTAATAGTTGTACCTCTAATAACAGCTAAGTCAATAGAAGTTTCCCAAGTATCATCAGTATTTGTACTATAACGTAATTTATAGTATTTTAAATCTAAATCTGATATATCTTCCCAACCTAAAATTAACCCACCAATAGAACCTTGCGCCCAAAAGTTAACTACATCAGAAGGTTTTGTTGATTTGCCATTAATAAAAACTGTGGTTGTTAATCCATCTTCAAATTTTTCACAAACATTTAAAGTATTTCTGGAAACAGTTTTTATTGTATAGGTTACTAACTCAGTAATACCACCTGAAATTTTGAAGTAACCAGTTGAACTAACACCAGCATACCTCCAAGTAGTATTTTGTGAATCCATATACCATATCTGAGCTTCTTTAAAGAAAGAAGAAAGAGGTTTTTTAAAGGAAACATCTATAACAACTTCAATATTTCCTCTAATTTTTTCTAATCTTTCTGCTGCTGTTAAAGATAAAACTTGTGGTACTGTTTCTAAAGTAGAGTAATCAGTAGTTGGATATGCTGGAGTGTCAGTATCACAATTGTAAATACTCGCATTATACTCTACTGCTTTTATAGAATACTTTAATTCTGGAGGTGATGTATAAGAAACACCAGTTACTCTAAAAGGTTTCGCATTATTTTGTATGCCAAAAATATAAGTATTATCATGATCTGGAAGGACATCAAAAGGAGATGATAAAGTAAATATAGTTAATGTTCCAGAAACATCAGTAATAGTTTTATCAACTAAAGTCCCATCAGATAATCTTATTTTAACAACATAAGTATTTCCCTCTGTTATTGCTATCTCTTTATCTAGTGTAACAGTATTAGAAGTAGCTGAGACTATTCTTCCACCATCTGACCAAGAAGGAACATCATGTTGTACATAAATTAAATCACCAACAGTACAAGCAACAGCATCCACTTCTGCATCAAACTCTATTGTACGAGTTAAGAACTGGTTATTATATAATCTATACATACCATCACGCCAAACTTCACTTGATTTAGTAACACCAACTAGATCAATTGAGACTTTGTTATTTGTGTCAATATCTTTATTGAAAATATTTAGAGTATCTTTTTCATAATCTTTCTGTGAGTTCACAAAAGATATTTCTAGTTCAGAAGCCCTTTCTTCTAAACTCAGAAATGTCTCTTTAAAACTATCTGCTACTATATTTCCTACAGAAAACATTTGAACTGGAGTACTAGGTTCATCCGTTATTACCTTAATGGTTATACCATTCCAAAGTAATACTGCTCTTGACATTTGACAAACTTTATTTGCAGCTTCCCATAACGCTGAACTAGAATCAAATGTTCCATTAAAAGTTATTCTTCTCTCAGTAAGTCCTCCCTGAGTTACTAATTCATCACAAAAATCAGCCCATGCTCTAAATGAAGTTGTATCTAATCTAGATGGGTCTACTCCATCATATCTTTCTATTGTTAAAGTATCTGTAATTATAGGTTGAGATAATACATCATAACATACCCAAGCTGGATTATTGCTAAATTCTACACGCCAACTATTTATATCAGAATAAACAGTACCTACTGTAAAAACGGCACCAAGAAGAACACCAGAATGACCTTCTTGTACCCAATATGTTGCCCAATCAGCACCAGTTGTTGGTGTTGTGTTTGCTGTAGCAACATGTGATCTTATACATCTATAATTATAACCATCGGAACCTGTTACTTCATCAGGTCTATAAACTCTAACTAATGAACCATCTACTATGCAAGAGAAATCAAAAGAACCTGATAGCTGATCTGTAGCTAATGCTTTTATACCAACCAAAACATGTCTTGGATACTGAAAGTCATCAACATGTATTTCTCTTACAGCAGAAAGATACATATCTTCCCCATACCTTGCAGAATTATATTCTGCGGTATTTTTTGCAACCATAACCTTATATTGACCAGGTTGTAACCCATCTATTCTATAAGTTCTTCTTATAGCATTTGTTTGAGCACCAGTAACAATAGTAGCATTTGATAAAGCTGTAACATACTTTGTTATTACATCTCCACACCAATGCCAAAAACTATAAGTCCAAGACCCCATAGTGTTATCATAATAATAAGTCATGAAAGCAGCAATATCAGAAACTTTTTCACCCTCATAATGATCACCATAGTTTGAGGAACCCGGAGCACCAGTATCTATCCAAACAGTTTCACCAGCAGTTTCTCCATCTGTAAAACGAAGTGACCAATATCCCTGTCTCCACTGTCCTACATATTCTATGTAAGAATAAGCAGTTGGTGTATTTGTTAAACAATACCAAGTACTAGGAGCATTTAGATTTGCTACTTGAACATAGAAACTCTCTGATACAGCATCCAAACCACCTTGATCATTACTATAATATAAACCATTTGGAAAAGCTATATCAACTTCTAAAGAGTCAAAATTATCTCCAACTGTAAGATATTCTATTGGTGTTCCATATACAACTTTTCTAGAAAGAGAATACTCAACTTTAGTATCATTAAAATTTGAAATTGTACTTTGAGTTATTAATCCTTTTCTGGTTTCTATGCTAATACTATTATAACTAGAAGACAGTTGATCACTAATCTTAAATGTATGAATACTATGTACACGCCCATAACCTAAATTTATAAGTATATTTAAATACTGGTTATCACTTATATTTTCTATATAAGCAGCTATCACATTACCAGTAGCTTTAACTGTTCCATATATTTTAGGAATAACCAAACCTTGTTGTTGTGTGGTTTGTGGATTCCATGAATATATCTGTGATGTGTCAGAATCTTCAATACCATTACTACTTGAAGCACTCGCTGTTAATGTGTCAATATATGGTGTTGCTGGTGCTAAAAAACTATTTATTAATATTCCACCAGCCATCATAATACCTGCTGATAACAGTGTACCAGCGAAAGTACCTCCTATTCCAGCAGCATATGGAGCGACAATTGCAACTATAACCAATGCTACCATTGCTAATATAGGAAGTATATCATCTCCTTCTATAGAAGGAATAAACAATATATAATCATTAGGAACTAAATATATAGATTCTAAATCATGTTTAGCTATCACTTTGCCATTAAGAGACGTTATAACATCTATGTCCATTGGGAAGTGTTTATTACGCAATTCTAGTAAAGATTCCCCACCATAATCTACCATTGAAGTAGTTCTGTCCATTTTATTAAATGGATTTTTAATCTTTACTATTCCTATTTTCCTATCCACTTATAATATCCTTTAAGATGTTTTTTCCAAAAATCATTGTCTAACTTTTCAATAACTACATTTCTTCCTTTTAACATATGAATAAAACTTTTACAATCTTCTAATACCACACCTATATGATTTATATAAGGATGTCTTAAAGAAAACAACACGAAGCAAAAAGGTTCAGGTTCTTGTAATTCTTCTGCAAATTCTTTCCCCTCATTAATCATTTTTGATATTGTACTTGCTTCATCTGGTTCATCATATTCTGGAAGATTTATTCCTAACCTTTTGTAAATCTCTTTTGGAAGCCAGTAACAATTTTTTTTGTCTTTTTCATAAGTCTCTTTCATTAAATCATTAAACAACACTTATTCCTCCAGGTGTTAAACCGGGATGTCCACCAAATCTTCTACTATTTACTTTATTTTGGCAATCTTCTAATGTTCTTTTACATGTTAAATCTATGCCCACATAACCACATTCTATTGTTTTAAATTTCCAATTACAATGGTTAGCTAAATACCTATCTAAAGGAAATCTTTTTCCTAATGGGTTAGGAGCACCAAGAGTTATACTAACATATTGAGAATCAGCAGAAGAACCAATGATATCATAAGTTCTTTCTAATTCTGAATAATTCTCACTTAAAAGACCAGCATTAACTATTCTAAGAGTAACTTGGCCTCCAATTAGCCCATCTAATTCTTCTAGATATGCTTGTATAACTCTTGTTACATTAGATACTTTAACAGTTAATGTTTGAATATCACTATCACTACTATCTGAAACTGAATCAAGTTCTAAAGGAAATGCTAAATACTCATCTCCATCAAAAGTTATATTTTCATTATTCTTTACCAATCTTAGTGTTCCTTGACTGTCTGGTAATATAATATCAAATAATATTAACCAAGGATTCGCACTGTTGATATTCATAGCTTCCATTAATAGTGCTTGAGATAAGTTCTTCATTACACTTCCCTCACCTTAACTTCAGTTTTCCAATATCCACCATCAGTATCTAGCATATAAGTAAATTTTAATGGGTCAACAAATCTAACACCATGATTTGCACTTGTTTTTGGATGTACCCAAGTAAATGTATACGTACCATATACTAAATCAGTTTCATAAAAAGATGCTAATGATTCTTTATCTACATTTGGTAAAAGATCATACCTAAATGTAAACGTCCTTCTATTTTTAGTATATTTTGGTCTCATTAACTCAGAACCATTTTCAAAAGAACTTTTTATTCTTGCATCTTCATATTCTTCATCAAGTTCTATTGATGGTTGTATTGTTAAAACAGGAAATGTATACATTATTTTACTCCATATTTACTTCTAATAGACATATCTTTTTCTGCTAATTCTATCATCACTGTTTTTACCCATTTCTTACCATCAAATTGAGGTTGAGATTGAGTAGCTTTTGCATCAGAACCAGTTTTGTTTTCTATATTCACGATCATAACTGGTGCAGACTGTTGCTGTGAAAATCCAAATCCTCCATTTGGTATAATACTTCCATTTGCATTAGGAACAAATAATTCTGGACCTTTTTCACCAATTATGTAAGCTTTGTTTATACCAACATCACCACCACCTGCTCTAAATGATAAGCCCATAGAAGTACC